CGCGCGGTGGACGCAGGATGCGCTCGACATGCAGTTGCGTCCGAAGTTCTACGAGGAGTGCCCGCCTGAGCTGCTGGCGAAGTGGAACGCGCGGGAGGAGTATCACGAGTTCACGAACAGCTCGTTGCTCTACCTCCGCAGTTTGAAAACGTCGGACGATTCGGCCCGCTATGCGAAGTTCGCGGGGCTGACGCTCGGGGTGGTGGGCGTGGATCAGCCTGAAGAGTTGCCCCCCGATGTGTTCACCGCGTTGAAGGCGCGGCTCTCCCAAGTGGGGTTCCCCCACCAAATGCTGTTGACGCCGAACCCGCCTGCCCCGAATCACTGGCTCGCCCAAGAGTTTCCTGACGGCGGCGACCTGCCCAACCATCGGTACATTCGGACCTCCATCTACGACAACCGGGCCATCATTGGTGAGGAGTACATCGCGGAACTCGAGCGCGAGTACCCCGAGGGGCATGTGCTGCGTCGGCGGTACATCGACGGGGTTCGGGGGTTGTCGACGGAAGGCCAGCCGGTCTACGGCGCGATCTTCTCGAGGAACACGCATGTGCGGGCTCGCCGATGGGAACCCGCGTTCCCGCTCATTGAATCCTGGGACTTTGGACAGCGGCATCCAGCCGTCTCGTGGCATCAGTTTCTCCCCGATGGACGGTGGAACATCCTGGCCGAGTATCTGGGGACGAGGCAGTTCATCGACGAAGCGATCCAGGCGGTGACGGCGTTGCGTCACGAGCGGTTCCCTGGGTTGCTCTCCTTGCGCGTGTGTTGCGACCCAGCGGGAGCGGACATCCAGGGACACGGGTTGCGGCGCACCGCGGTTGATGTGCTGAACCAACATCTGACGCGCATGTACGGGCCACAGATGGGGGCCTCGTTTGTGCCGGGGTCGAACAGTCCGAAGACGCGCGAGTTCTGTATTCAGAGCATCGCGGGGTACATGACGCGGCTGGTGCGCGGGGAACCCGCGTTGGCGGTTGACCCGAGTTGTCCCATCCTGGTGGACGGGTTCGAGGCCGGGTACGTCTACGACGATCGGAGTTTTTCTGGTGGGACGTTACCAAATATTCGTCGGGCGAAGAAGGATGGGTACTACGACCATTTGCAGAATTGCGTCGAGTACGTGGTGGCGAACTACGGGCCGCGGGCGCTGACGGTGCCACTCGCCCCGATGTCGTCGAAGGAGCGGTTGCGCGCGGAGCAGATGGACTACGACGAATCAGATGTGCCTCGGCGGAGAACGTCGGGGCGTGCGGGGTACTGACATGCAGACCAGTGGGACATTCCCGGAGTTGTCAGACGGCAGGAGGAAGACGATGGTGAAACCAGCGAAGGTCGGCAAAGTGATGAAGGAGTTCGCCGCAAAGACGCTCCACAGTGGCAGCAAGAAGGGGCCGAAAGTGACCTCGCGCAAGCAAGCCGTGGCGATTGCCATGAGCGAAGCAGGGATAGCGCGTCCGGCCTCTGGGGTCGTGTCGGGCCGTATCCGGAAGGGCGCGACGAACGCGAAGACCTTTGCGGGGCGCCGGGCGGCGAGTCACGCGAAGATCCGATAGGAGGCTGACATGGCTGCGCGCACGACACGCGATCCGTTCGAGATCCGGTTGAGTCCTGAGCGGCAGGACGCCCTCGCGCTCGAGTTGTCTCGGGCGATCGAAGACGCGCAGGATGCGCGCGGCGAGATCGTGGGCGACGACGGGATGATCGACCAGTGGCACACGATGTATGAGCAGGGTGCCCAGGTGACGATCAAGAGCACCCCCTGGCCGAACGCCGCGGATCTCGGGTCCTTCATCGTGACCGACAAGGTGGACTCGATGCGCGCCCGCATCGTGGCGACGATCATGACGGACCCCATCTGGATCGTCGAAGGGATTGGGAAGTCGGCGATCCGTGCGCCGATTGTCGAAGCCTTCCACCAGTGGAAAGCCGAATCGAGCAAGTTGCAACAGGCGCTCAGCAAGGTCGTGCACAACAGTCTGATTGAGGGGACGGGCGTGCTCGAGGTCTCCGACCGGATTGTGATGCGGTCACAGCAGCGAACGATCCACGCGGCGGTCGTGACGGACGAGGCGACGGGGCTGATTGTGCTCGACGAAGACGGGCACGAGCAACCCAAGCGCGACGAGACCGGGAAGTTCGTGGAGGCGGAGCCTGGAGCCCCCTCGATCGAGATGGTGGTCAAGGAAGCGGTGCGTGCGACCGCGGGACCGACCTATCGCGTGGTTGGGCTGAAGGATTTCGTGGTGCTGCCTGGGCACGCCGCGCACGCCGAAGACATCTGGGGGTACGCCAAGCGCGTGTACCGTCGGTTGTCGGAGCTTCGGGCGCAAGAGAAACGCGGGTTCTACAAGAACGTCGAGCGATTGGGGATTGGTGGCGAGCGGGAACAGACGCCCGCGGAGGCTCGGCAGGGCCAGGACATCGCGCCACAGCTCGACGAGACGGCCGAAAAGGAACTGTGGGAGGTGTTGTACCTCGACGACCTCGATGGCGACGGCGTGGACGAGTGGGTGATCTGCACGTTGTCGGTGAGACATCGCGTGTTACTGCGTTGCCAGTACCAAGACTACGGGACACCGCATTTCATCCTCTACACGCCGCATCCTCGGCCGACGTCGGTGTGGGGATACAGCTTTGCGGGCGAGAAATTGGGGAGCGTGTACGACGAACACGCCGCGCTCCGCAATATGTTCGCGGATCGGACGGTGTTGGCGACGTCTGCGCCGTTCTTGCAGGTTGAAAATGGCGTGTGGGACCCGTCGAAACGGCCGTTTGGCCCTCGAACGGTCATCCCGGTGCGTGATCTGAACGATGTGAAGCAGTTGGAAGTGCGCGATGTGCCCAATTCCGTCCGAGAAGGCATTGCCATGTGCCTGTCGGCCGCGGAACGGCTCTCCGGGATGAATGACACGACCACGGGGCAGATGGCGCAGTTGGATCGGACGCTTGGAGAGGTGAAAATCGCCACCCAGCAGTCATGGATTCGGATCGACGAGTGCGTCAAGAACTTCCAAGAGGGGATGGAAGACCTCTTCGTGCTCTGCCAGTTGATTTGGATCAACAAACTCGAGCAAGAGCCCGAACCGATGCCTGACGCGTTGCTTCAGGTGATGACGGAACGCGGCCTGCCGTTCACGGAGACCCAGATTACCGCCGACATGCTGCGCGGGGACTTCCGAGGGAAGCCGCAGAAGTCCGTCGAGGGGTCTGATTTCTCGGCGATGCGTGCGGACTTGGCGCAGATGATGACGGCGCTCGTCCAACTCGCGCAGGCGGTCCCGGCGGTCAAGGTCCATCTGAACAACCCGCCGGTCGTCCGGTCGATCATGAGCCACATCGCGCGGATCTACCGTTGGCCCGACCGAGAGAACTTGGTGAACACGTTCACGGGCGCGGCTCCGCCGCCTCCACCGATGCCGCCTGGAGGCCCTGGCGCGGGCGGCGGGCCACAAGTCCCGACGATGGGAGGCGCCCCGCGCGTGTCGGGTGGTGGCATCCCATAGGAGGGGTATGGCGATCACAAGAACAACGCGAGACAGCGCGGTTGAGGAACGAGAAGCCCTTGAGGAGCTGATGCAGTCGGACGGGTGGGCGTACTTTGTGGGACACGCCCATACAGAATGGGCTGGGGCGGGGTTTGTGTCTCGGATTGGCACGGCGGTCGGGAAAGGCGAAGGCGTCTCCGCCCGGATCGTTTACGAGACGCACCTGAACATCCTCCGGATGCTCCAGTGGCCGAGTGACCGACTGAAGGAACTCGGGGCGGAGGTAGAGGAATGAATCTGAGGGTGCTTGATGATCGCGTATTCATCCGTCCAGACGTGCTCCCAGACCGTTCTTCCAGTGGTCTCCATCTTGTTCACAATGGGCACAAGTCGGCTATGTACGGCGTGGTGGTGGCGCGTGGAGAGGGGCCACTCACCTCGTCCGGAAAGCGGTACGAGCATCTCGTGCGCGTGGGCGATCGCGTGATTTTCTCTCCGAACGTCGGCGAAGAGCTGTTCTTTGAGCGAGACTTGATTGTGTCGATGCGCGAGACCGACGTGCTCGCGGTCATCG